ACTTCTAACTTCATATAGAAAGATTTAGAAAAAAGTATTTAAAAAAACTTAAGAAAATTATTAATTTAGTAAATTATTAATTTAGTAAAATTTTTTTTTCTAAATTAAGTATATATATGTCAACAATTAGACAACCTATACCCGCTTCTACTGGAGCACCACCACAATTTCAACGTAATGCTCCTAGAGGAGCAGCCCAGGGATTTCCAGGTCAACTTACAGGAAATAGAACTGGACCCAATAATCGAGTTCCTGAAAGATCAATACTTCCAGATGGTGACTCTATATTGGCCAACAATTTCGGAGCTAGTCAAACAAATCTTTCATCAAAACCATCCACTAGATATGATTCTGTAAGAGGTATTTTTGGTAATGCCAATGATATGAGAGCTTCATTAATTTTAAATTCAATTGAAGATAGAGTAGTAACTTTAAAGACTCTTGCAACCAGAAGAAATAACTTAGACCCACAATATTTTTCAACACCAATAGATACTTACCCAGGTTGTGCTGAAATTCATAACTCAGTAGGTAATTATTTAGGTGAACTTCAGACTGTATTAGTTGGAGAATTAAATGATGATGCTATGAAAGCATACAGAACTATTAAGAGCATGTCTACTACTGTATCTACTCAAGAAGTATTGACATTAAACCAATTTATCCAACAAATTGTAGATGATGTTAATGGTCGATTACAATATAATACTAATGCTTTTGAAGTATTATTAGAGATATTAAATATTACTTGTGGCCCTAGAGTATTCACTCCAATGCGTGCTACAAATGGATCACCATCCTTCCCAGAATTTATGCCAGGAAAATTAGCTTTACAAAAATTCTTAGAAGCTACTGAAGCTGATAATAGATTTAAGGTTAATCCAGTATCTGCAGATGCTTCTCCAGTTGCTGTTGTACCAGAAAATGTATTCTACAGAAAAGTAGGAGAACCAGACAAGACATACACTGTTAACTCTAATGGCGAGGAAGCAGAGGTTCAAGCTGGATCTAGTATTTATCAACAATTAAATGAAAGTAATTCTTGCTATGGTACTGGACTAACAGGCACCCCTGATGATTGTAATGAATATTTCATGAAATGTTTAGCTGGTAATAATGTTAAAGATTGCAAAGACTATATGGATTCTGGTAATTACTGGCAAAATGCTGAATCTGCTGTTATTAACATGCTTCCAGATGTTTTATTAAGAACTCTTAAATCATTTGGTTTCCAACCATTCCAATCTAAAAATTCTAATGGTAGAGCTTATATGGCTTACCCATCTGCTGAAGAATGGATTCAAGGTTTAGAAGTTAGCTTAGGTAGTGATGCTGCTGCTAAAGCTACTGTTACCACTGTTAGAACCAACAGTAAATTAATGGGTTACTTAAACATGATTGTTACCAAAGTTAATTCTAACCCTGGTATCGCCAATCCAACCTATGTTGAAGACGGACCAGCTTACAACCCAAATGCTTTCGCTGGAACTTTAGGAGCTAAATACAACATTAAAGGTAAAGCCTTTCTTCCAAGAAAGAACTTTGCAAGAGCTGCACCAGCTCCAAGTGCTGTTTCTGCTTTACAAAACACAGTTGTAAACTTCATGTCTCCATTAGGTTTAACTTATGGTATCCAACCATTTTCTACTGCAGTTTTTGGCAACCAAAGAGGTGGAGCTTGGGAAGTTGATGTATCAAATGATAAGAACTTACCAGTCCAAGTATCTGGACATCTTAATAACATGTACGAATCTATCTTAGAAAACTTACAAGTTGGAGGTAAAGATCTTGATTCTGGTGATCAACAAACTATCAAGAAAATGGTTAACGAATTAAACGTTCTTGAAAATAAATTATTCAAATCTGCTTCTTACGTACAAGGTTATGAAGATTTGTTAGCTATTAACCAAAAAGGTAGTGGTGTCGTTTCTGAATCTAATTTAGAAAAATTCGTTGCTAAAAGAAACGATTATTACAACAGAGTTAACTCTAAATACGATTCTATTTTCCCAATTTTCTCTAAATTAGCTGAAGCTTGTCAAAAAGAAACAATTAACTCCAGTGATATTATCACTTCTGCTAGTTACCCAAAAGCATAAATAGAATAACCATGTGATTAAATTAACGTAATCTTTTTTGATTTTCGTAATTTTTTCAATTTAACACATTTAATTATATTTGAAAGATTTTAAATTAAAATCTTTCAAATTAAAGTTTATAAATATAAACTGACTTATAAATTTATTTATAAAATAATATAATATGGGATTAGGATTATTATTTTTAGCATCTGTAGGAAAAGAAAATCTATATTTAAGCGGAAGTGCCGAAATAACTTATTTTAAGTTTATATATAAACAATATACAAATTTTAGCATTGAACCAATGTCACAGTTTTTTAAAACTGAACCAGATTTCTCCAGAAAAATTACTGTAAATATTTCAAAAAATGCTGATTTGTTAAGCAATATGTATTTACATGTAAAACTTCCGAGTATACAATTTTCAAATCATTCTTATCTACCTTCAAATATAAAAAAGTTTAGATGGATCGATAAAATAGGTTTTGGATTAATAAAACATATTGATCTTGAAGTAGGTGGTGTATTAATAGATAGAATTAATGGAGAATATTTAAATATTCTTTATGAATTAGATAATAAAAAATTAAAAGGCTATAAAAAAATGATAGGAAATGTAAGTGAATTAACAGATTATACTGATGGTAAAGATGGATATTCTTTAGATATACCAGTTCATTTCTGGTTTCACAAAAACTATAATTTATCTTTACCTTTAGTAGCTTTATATCATAGTGATATAAAAATTCATGTTGAATTTAATAGCATTAATAAATGTTACCTTGAATCACCAACACATTATATAACTATAACTAATAGTTTTTGTTTATTCAAAGAAAAAGAGATTATAAAACAGGAAATAGATGGTAATACATCTGTAGGTAGATTTTGTTATTTTGATGTAGTTGAAAAAAGATTGTATTATGATAAAATTTATAACGATTTTCTTATTCCTTCTTCTTCACAAAATTTATCATTATATAATATTAAGGGGATAGATTCTGAATATGAAGTTAATTTAGAAACATCATCAGAAATTATACACGATGAGTCTTATTTTTTGAATACTTTACCATCTATAGAACTATCTTATTTAATAGTTGATTACATATATCTAGACAATAATGAAAGATTTATGTTTATAAATAAAGAAATAGAATATGTAGTTCCTGTATTGGATATTATACCAGAAAAAAAGATATTTAGTATAAATTCAGAATATAAATTAGATTCACTAAATAGTCCAGTTAAAATATTATTCTGGAGAACTCAACTTTTATCAAATTATAATTCAAATGATTTATTTAATTATTCATCATATCCAGTTGATCTTGAATCATCTGATTTAATAAATAAGCTAAACATCGTAATAAATTCAACTAATAGAGAAGAAATAGATTTTGTAAAATTCTATAATATATTACAAGTATATTTCAATAATTACTATTCAATAAGTAATGGTATATATATGTACTCATTTGGCTTAAATCCTAGTGTTGATTCTTCTGGCTATTGTAATTTTAACAAAATTTCAGATGCTTACATTCAACTTGGTTTTAATAAGTTAGTAAGTTATAAAAACCCTGTTTTATTGAAAGGATATGCTATATCACTAAATCTATTTAGAGTTAGTAATGGTATAGGAGCATTGGTTTTTTATAATTAATTTAAATCCATGATAAGCTAGCCATTCCGCTAATTATTCTTAAAATTTGATATTCTTTAACAATTGTTTTAAGTTTAATATTTTCTTTTTGAGTATGTTCATCAAATTCAACATCTATTGAACTATCTTGAAGTACATTAAAATTAAGATGACCAGAAGGTTGTCTTTGTGTAGGATTCAATGAAAATGAATACGGGTAAATTCCATCATCTGGTGTTTTCTTAAATTTCTCATAAGGAACTACATAATTATAATAATTAGAATTCTGTGAATAAAATAATTCTCTACCATTTGCATTATATTTTATTTTCTTGACTGGATTTATCTTGTTAATAATTTTTTCATTTTTATATACTTTGTCAAAATAAAACTTAATTTTAGAGAATTTTGTATAATGTTTTACAGCATCAGTAATATTGTTTGTTCTATCTACATATTTGAGTTTACCAAAATATAAATACAATGACAATTCAATATCAAAATTTGCTAGTTGATCATCAGATCTTATTAAATTTACAATTTGTGAATTATTTGATATTTTTTTAAGATTTGATTCAAGTAACAAAAATAAATTTAAATTAGTACTTTGGATCTCATTATCAAAATGTCGATTGTTATCTATAAATTTATTGTATAACGTTTTTAATTCAAAAAATTCTTTATTTACCAAGTCTCTAGTATATTCATTTTCTTCTTTTTCTATATAATATTTATCTGTTTTTTGTGATTTAAATATTAAGAAAATATCTTTCACCAGTCCTTTTAATTGAAGATTAATATTAGTTGTTGAAGATGTTCCATTATGTTTAAGTGAATATTTATCAGTATAAATAATATTTCTTTCGATTATATACTCGTGGTTATATTCAGCAAATTTTCTTCTTTCTTCATTATCTAAAATTATATTATCAGTTATTAAAGTTAAATTAAAATTTGATGGTAATTCACTAGTAATATTATCTATAGAGTTAGTTATAATATCTTGGAATTTATTAACTTCTATTTTTATAGTTAGGGTTGATTGATCCATAGAAATTAGTGGAAGATAATTGAATGAATCTAAATTAAACCAAAATACGATTGGAATAAATATTTGGTATTTATCACCTATTAATCTTGGTTTTTTTTGTATATTATCTCCTACATACAAATCATCGCAAATTTTCATTGTATCTGAATCATGAATATCTATTAGTTGATCATTAATATAAAATTTTACATTCTTAAAAAACTTGTAGATTAAATTATTATCCCATTTTATTTCTTCTACAGAAGATACTTCTGAACTAGACATTGTTGTAAATCTGGAGTAATCTAATTCTAATGGAAATTCATATGAATTTTTTGATAAATTTTTAATTTTTAATCTATTCATGATGTTATTTAAATATAACTTTGTATTATCAAGTTTTAATAAATCTGATATATTATTTTTTTCTGAAATAACATTTATTAAAGATGTATTAGAAACATCAATTATAGATGCTCTTACATAAGAATTAGTAATAAATGATATTAAAGATCCTAATTTGTTAGTATTTAATGTGAAATTATTAGTAAAAAATGTATATGAATCATTGATTGTTAGCGATAACAATTCTACTGTAGAAAAATAAAAATAATTTTGATAAATACCTAAATATTTAATTTCATTTCTTTGAGAATTATTTACAGACTTTGTATAATAAAAATGTGGATTATTTTCGTTTACAGTTTCAAAAGTATGACTGTGTAAATACTCAAATTTATAAACATAATTCCCACACTCTTCTCCTGAAAGATCAAGTAATTGTATTGATATATTTTGAGGTGTATTTTCATCATGAAATAAATATTTTTCTCTTAAAGATACAAACATTGTTTGGGTTAACGGAGGATCAATTAATGGTAATCTTTTGGTGAATGACTGTTTTAGTGTAAATTGTGTGTTAGAAACATCAATAACATTTAATAAATTATCTAATTGATTCTGATTTGATTGTAATGATTGGATAGTATCGTTCAAATCTATTGTTGTATTATTTCCAATAAAACTTATTTGATTATTAGATATATTGTAGTTTATTGAATTAATTACCATCGAATAAGAAACATAAGTATCATTTTCGAATGTTAAATCTTCATTAATATCAAAAGTTAACACATTATAATTATTAATAAAATCTGAAATAGTGATAGTGTTTCTAATATTAAAATTATGATTTTCTAATAAAAATGAATCTATAAAAATGTCTGATTCTAATAACAAATTAGATGATTCTAACTTATTAATCATAAACTGATCTGCTAATTTTATTTCTATTTCATTATTATCAAAATTAAAATTAAATGATGAAGATACTAGATACTTAAAATTAGAAACTACTTCGATATAAAACTTTTCATAGCTATTATCGATTTCTAATATTTCTAATGGATCGTCTCTATCTATTTTATAGTTATGAGTTAATGATTTTGAATTTAATAAATTACTTTGAACAACTAATGGGTTATATATAGACCCCATTTCATATCCATGATTTGAACAAAATACATAATAACTTGAAATTGATTTAGGTGTAAATATAACATATGATCCAACTTCTCCAGGTGTTCCAGTTATTACTGAATCTGTAGATTCTTTATTATTTTTACTTTTACTAAATCTTAGTGGATGACCAGAATTAGAATAATTACTTAAATCAAATTTATATGAAACTCCTTTATACAAGTTAATATCTTCTATAGTTGATATAGAATCATTATATTTATAGTTATTATTATTCTCTATATTATAGAATATAAACTTGTTTAGTTCATTTATTTTAATTACTTTAACACCAATTACAACTTCATCTTTATTATTATTTAATGTATTACTTGAAATGCTTGTAGCTGGTGAATAATCAAGACTTATTATATTTGAATTATCATAAACTGTTATTTTTTGATCATTGTTTTGAATCAACTTTGTTGATTCTATTCCTTCATTTATATCTTGAACAAATAAATTATTATATAATGAATTTGCAGAATAACCATCTTGAATTGACGGATCAAAAGGATAAATTGAAGAGCTAATTATAGGAGAAAAAATAGCATGTGCACCAACGTTTCCTGGCGTTCCAAAAAATTCAATATTATAATTTGAATATGTATCTCTATATTGACTTATACTAAATTCATGATTAATATTAGATAAATTACCCAAGTCAAATCTATATATATTATTTTTTATTAGTAGTGGATCATTTTCAGAATTATCATTAAATACAAATTTATTTCCATTTATTATTTTTACTGTAATATTAATAATATTATCATCATTGTTGTAAACCAGAATTTCATTACTACTAATTAATTTTATTTTTTCTATATTATTATCTTGGTTATTGATTTTATAGTTAATTGGTAATGGTTTATTAATTTGATACATTGGAATTGTCAATTCTTTTT